AGTAGCAGAAGTACTTGAAGTTATCAAAATTGAAAAAGATGACCAAGAGGAAGAAGGAGAACAAAAACCTTCAGGAAAGAATGATATAAGCTTCTTTGATGAAGAAGAAGTGGAAGAAGAGGAAGAGGAAGAAGAACAAAAAGGTTCTCCTAAAAAGACCACTAAAGAAAATATATACCAAGACCTCTATGCAGAGATGAAAGAGGGAGGGATATTTCAATCTGACCTTGAAGAAGGGGTTGAGATTGATAAAGAAAAGTTCATTGAATTACAGGATTTAGAAATAGAAGCAAGAATGGATGAAGCTTTTGAAAGTTTTTTTAAAGAACTTGATGAAGATGGTGCAGCTTTCTTAAAGTTTAAAAAGAATGGTGGCTCTACAGCTGACTTCTTTAAAACTTACAGTACAAACACAGAAATCCCACAAGGAGACTTAGATGATGAAGGTCATCAAGAAAGAGTTAGCAGATATTACTACAAAAATGTTGAGGGGTTAGACCCTGAAGATGTAGATGATAGGATTGAGTGGCTTAAAACTAGTGGAAAGTTAGAGAAGTATGCTAATAAAATAGATGCAGACCTAAAAGAGAAAGACCAAAAAGCCAAAGAAAGTTTACAAGCTCAGTCTAAATTAGAAGCCAAAGAGGCTGAAGATAGAAGACGAGATTTTATAAACAGTGTCCAAGAAACATTAGATAAAACTGATGAGATAGACAACTTCAAATTCACTGCAAGTGAAAAGAAAAGTTTACATTCTTTTATTACTAAACCATCAATAAAAGTAGGTAAGAATATGTATGTCACTCCTTTTCAACAAAAGCTTAAAACAGCTTTGGCAGACAAAGAGAAGATGTTGATTTTAGCTAAATTATTGAGTAATGACTTTGATGTGAGTGATGTAGTTGCTGCTAAAACTACTGCACAAACAAAAAAAGTTAAGGATGATTTGCAGAGAAAGAAAACTGTAGTTCCTAGGAGCACTGGAAGTGCAGAAAGCAAGGCAAGAGGTTTAGCAGACTTCTTCTAAAAAATAAAATTAATTAATTCTAAAAACAGAAATTATGGCTAATGGAGTTGTAGGTAGTGCGTTAATTACCAAACAGATGCCTTGGCATGCTAACATGACTGAACTCAATCACTTGGGTAAAGCATTAATAGCAAAGCCAGACAAATTTGAATCGAAAATTGGTCAGTTGTTTACTGCTCAAATGTATTCAGATAACCCTTTTACAGCAATGGCTATCAAAGAGGGAAGACAAGAAAATACCAACTCAAGTACTTGGGAATGGGATATGCGTGGAGCTAATACAAGACCACTTGTGGTTTTAGATAGCTTAGGTGTAACCACAGCTCAAGGTGGCTTCCGTTCAACTTTCAAGTTGAAATTGGATGAGAATTGGTATGAGCCTGGAGATATTATCACTCCTGGGACAACAAATAAAAAGTACCAATGTCGTGTACAAGAAGAAGGAATCCCATCAGGAAAAGGTACAATTTATGTACTTCGTTTGATGAGTGATAACCCACAAGCTTCTGTTCCTGCAGTGTACTTTAAACCTGGCACTCAATGGGGTAAACTTTATGCTCAGTATTCTGAAGCTGAAACACAATCTGGTAGTACTCAATACAGCTTACCTGTATCTATGGAAAACAGAATGTCTCGTTTCAGAAAAAAATACAAAGTAACTGGAGATGCTCACGATGAAGTGTTGGCAGTGAAAATTCCTGATAGCAATGGTGTTTACCATGATAGTTGGGTTAAGTATGCTGAGGTTGAATACTGGCAACAATGGTACAGAGAAATTGAAAGAGGTTATTGGTATTCTCGTAGTACTGAAACTGTTCTTTCAGCTAATGGAAGACCATTAAGAACAGGTCCTGGATTACAAGAACAATTGGAGGATTCTCATATCCAAAGATATAGCTTCTTGTCTGCTAAACTTATTGAAGAGTACCTTATGGGTATTTTCTACTCAAGAGTTAAGCCAGGCACACAAAGACAAATTAAAGGATATTCAGGAGAGTATGGAATGATTGGTTTCCATAATGCTATACAAGACTGGGCTTCCAAAACTGGATTTATCCAAGTGGTTGACAATTTGTTTATGCAAAAAACTTCTTCTGAATACAATACCAATGCACTTTCTGCAGGGTATCAATTCGTGAAATATAGAATGGCAAATGGTGCTGAATTAGAATTAATTCACAACCCATTGTATGATGATAGAGAGGTTAACTTTGAGTTAGACCCTGTTACAGGCTACCCAATTGAATCTCAAAGAATCACATTCTTAGACTTCTCAGGAAGTGGAAAATCATCTAACTGTAGAATTGTCAATAAAAACAAATCTTATAAATTAGGATATGTTGCAGGTTTGACTAATCCTTATGGTCCAAATGATGGTAAATTAATGAGTCACTCTGGTAACTACTATGAAATGCACGTTGAGAAAATGTCAGGGTTGCACGTAGAAGACATCGGAAGATGTGGTGAATTGATTTTATCAAGAAATTAGTATAACAACTAAATAATAAAGCTATGAAATGTGGATGCGGGAAACCAAAGCCTGTGGTGGAAGGTTTAAAACCTAGACCAAAGCCCATAGTAAGATAGGGTATGTTGCTGGTTTGATTACAAGTATGAAAGGGGAGATTGAGTTCTCCCCACATACACCTTAACATACAATATAAAAAAGCACACCCAATTAAATAAAAGTATTAATTTAAAAATAAGTATTATGGCATTAGTTGAAATTAGACCATTAGATATACCAAGATGGCATGGGAAAGAAGGCAAAGAGGCTTTCACTCAACCACACACAATTGAAGCATTGTATGACCACAGTATAGGTGGTTATGCTACTGGCTTAACTGAAGAAGAAGCTGAGAAGTATGGAAAAAAGTTAGGCGTACCATTAGATAATGTTTTTAATCAAGATTCTGCACACCCTTTTTGGGGTTCTAAAATGGGAAGAATAAAGTTGGAAAATGCAACTATGATTCTTGATGAAACAAAAGCATTAGATTTTGTTAAAGTAAGAGTGATGAAAGCTTCAAAGTATGTGGCTAATAGTCAAAAAGAATATGACGAAGGATTGTTCCCTGAAGCTACACATGTCATTTATGATGAGAGTGAAGAACTTGGAATTAAAGCTACAAAAATCCAAAAGAAAAAGAAAGCTGTAAAACTTTCTTATGAGTTGGACAAAGCTTCTCAGTCTAACATTGTTCAAATTTTGACTGGAAAAAGTGTAAGAGGAAGAAGCCAAGATTTCATTGATATAGAAATTGATGAACTTATTGAAAACAGAACTGATGATTTCTTAATACAAGCTCAAATGGACAAAAAAGAATTGGCTATTAGGGGTGCAGTATTAGAGGCAATCTTTAGAAATATTCTGACTAAAGAGGGGACATCTATTTTCTATCTAAGTGATAAAATAGGGTTTGATTTTGAAAGTACCATTGAGTGGTTCAAAGACCCACAAAATCAAAATATGAAAGTTTCTATTTTAGAAAAACTAAATAAGTAATTTTCAAAACACATAAAAAATGAACATCAAAGAAATGCACTATGATTTTAAGCAGAAGCTTAATAAGATAGATTCTGAGCAATACAGGAATTTAAAAGTCCCTGAAATTGATTGGAAACTAAATGAGGCAATAGACTTGTTTGTTAAAATTGTGGCAGAACCAAAGATTAAAATTAATTTAGGTTTTGAATTATCAAGTAGAATTACAGATGATATTAGAAGTCTTGTGGTTGACACAGTTCCTTTAGTATTAACTGTTTTAGACTCTACACACTACCTGGCTGCACTTCCTGTAAATTATCTATATTATGTCAGTTTAGATAGTATGCAAATAAAACAAGGGAATTGTACAGTTAGTGCACAAAAGATATTTGTCAGACAACATGATGATGATTTTGTGGCAAGTGTCTTTGATAAATCTTCTTTTATTTGGAGAGAAGTTAATATCAGATTCTATCAAGCTGGAATTAAAATTTACACTGAAGGGGAGTTTTCTGTTGAAGAGGCTTTATTAAGCTACATAAAAATCCCTGCATCTGTAAATAATTGTGAAGACTACCCAGGTGGAAGTTATAAAACTTTAGCTGGAGTAACCTTAGTTGCAAATGTTGATTGTGATTTACCTATTGAGACTCATAGAGAGATAGTGGATATTGCAGTTGCAATTACAACAGGAGATTTACAAATTCCAGACTTACAAGTAAAAATGGGTAAACTGCAACTTAATCAGTTGTAGAGTACTAATCTTAAATTATTAAAAATTAGAAATTATGAGCAGACAGAATGATGTTTTTCAAGTACTAGTTCCTACAACATTTGTAGCAAATGCAGCTCCAGCTGCTTTAGCTTCATTAGCAGTAGGTACTTTAGGGTTTTATTCATATCCTGATAACACCCCATTAGACCCAGCTACAGCCCCAGTTGGAACAAATTATTTTATGGCTGTTGGTATCAACAACGTAAAAGGGCAAAGAGACATCAACAAATCTAGTGGGACTCACATCCAAGCTAAGCATGTTGTTGATGCAAACAAACAAGTGTATGTTGCACCTGTTAATATGGTTACACACAACTTCTTGAAAATTATCCAATGTGGTAATGAGATTGGAGTTAAGATTGAAATCAGAAACCAAGAGGCATATAGAGTTAATGGTTACAACCAAGTAGTTAAAAACTACCTTGTACCAACTTCTGAATGTGTTGATTGTGACACAACTTGTGAAGATACAAATTGTGCTGCTGTACTTACTTCTTTGGTTAACCTTATCAACAGTGACCCTGATGGTATTGTTACTGCAACTCAGACTCCTCCAGCAGATTGTGATGGAACTCTTCCTGCAGTTGGTAAATTAATCTTGACTGTAAATGCTCAAGCTTTAGAGGCTTTTTGCTCTATTAACTTGAATTATTTTAGTCCAAGACAAACTGAAATAATTGTAACTCCTATTGATGGCTTTGAGCCTACTGTTATTGCAACTGCAATGGTGTATGAGCAAGGTTCAGGATATGATGTGCAACAATTAGAGTATGAAGCAGGTGGATGGAATGGGAAACCAGGTCCATACAGAACTTATGCTGATGGTTTGACTAGAAGTGGATTCCAATACTTTGCAGTAGTGGGAACTCAATATAGCATTGTCAATGTAAGTTATGACCAACGCTCTATCTCTGGTTGGAGAGAAGATGTGGCTTTTGAAAGAACTATTATTGCTAGTAATGATACTATTGCATCAGCTGTATTAACAGCTGTGAAAAGACTATCAGGATTA